ACAGCAGCAGTAGACGATAATGCAACTTTAATTGTAGAGGGTAGACCTAACGAAGGTGACCTAATACATTTGCCTATGGCAAATAAAACTTTTGAGATACAGTTTGTAGAGCACGAACAACCTTTCTACCAGTTTGGTAAGAACTATGTTTGGGGTTTACGCTGTGAGTTGTTCGAGTACAGCGACGAGGATATCGATACTGGTGTGGCAGCAGTAGATGCATTAGAGCAGAACTTTGCCAATGCTATCACAGTTGGTCTAGTTGCTGGTGGATCTGGAACATTCACTGCTGGTGAAACTGTAACTGGTGGTACATCTAATGTTACTGCTGAGGTTAAGTCATTTGATAGTTCAACCAATACTTTGATAGTGATTAACAGATCAGGCACCTTCACGGTCCCAGAAACGATCACTGGTGGCACATCTAGTGCATCGTTCACAACTGCATCATATAATACAATAAATAATACTAACTCCGAATTTGATATCAATGCGTCTATTGAGACGACTGCCGATGGTATACTAGACTTTACACAAGGCAATCCATTCGGTGAATTTGGAAATAGTGGAGGTTCTATCTAATGCTTGGTTCATATAATTACAACGGTATAATAAAAAAGACCGTTGTAGGATTCGGTACGTTATTTAATAACATAGAAATCAGACGTGTGTCTGGTTCTAAGACAGAGGTCATGAAAGTACCTCTTGCTTATGGACCAAAGGCAAAGTTCTTAGCACGTTTACGTCAGTTAGGTGACTTAACAACACAGGATCAGGTACAGATCACATTACCTAGAATATCATTTGAGATACAAGGTATTAATTATGATCCTACTAGAAAGGTATCACCAACACAATACATTAGACATTCAACAGGTAGTAAAGAGAACAAAGGATTCATGCCTGTTCCTTACAATATTAATTTTGAGTTAGCAATATTAAGTAAGAACCAAGATGATGCTCTACAAATACTAGAACAGATACTTCCATTCTTCCAACCAAGTTTCAATATTACAATGAATCTTGTACCAGAATTAGGAGAGACAAAAGATTATCCTGTAACGCTAACAAGTATTGATTACGGAGACGAGTACGAAGGAGACTACGATACCAGAAGAACGTTAATATATACATTGCAATTTATTGCTAAGACATACATGTACGGTCCAGTAGTTGATAAGTCTGGTGAACTTATTAAGAAAACTATTATCGACTACTCTACTGACTCAGTTAGAACTGCGCCAAGAGAGGTACGTTATGTTGCTACACCTAGATCTCTTGTTGAAAGAGATAACAATGCAGTCACAACTGTATCAGCAGATATAGATGATAATGATGGCATTATAAATGTAACAGACGCATCTGGAATATCATTGAAAGATGACATTCAGATAGATAGTGAGGTAATGCGTGTCACAAAAATTGTTGACAACAAATTATATGTTGCTCGTGCGTTTAATAATTCAACCATAGCAGCACATGTAGCGAGTTCAAATGTATTCATCATAACAAGTGCAGATCATGCATTGTTAGACTCTGATGATGACTTTGGATTCAACGAACTTTATAGTGAGTTTACTGATGGAAAATCAAGAAACCCAACCACAGGAGCAGACGAGTAAGTTTGCTGGTATCGAGGATGCCCTCGATGTCAAGACTGAAATTATGCAGACAGACACTTCTATTAAGAAGGTGGAACCTAGTGCAGATATATCAGATAAACAACAACTTAAAAAAGATTATGAGTATACCAGAGGCAACTTGTACACACTAATTGATAAAGGACAAGAAGCAGTAGATGGTATTTTAGAACTTGCACAGGAGTCTGATCAACCAAGAGCATATGAAGTTGCAGGACAACTCATAAAGCATGTTGGTGACGTGGCAGACAAGTTAGTTGATCTACAAAAGAAGGTCAATGAAATAGAAAATCCAGGCAAAGGAAAACAAACAGAAGTCACTAACAATACCATGTTCGTTGGTAGCACTGCTGATCTTGCAAAATTCTTAAAGCAAGAAAAGGATAAATAACATAGTAGGAGAATTTTTACCCAATGTCAGTATTAAATGTAATTGACACCCAAACAGTATCAGGAAGTGGCACAAGCTATATCGTGGTAAAAAGTGGTGTGCTTAGATGCTATGCAGCATCCGCGTCAACGTTAGCGATAGACGGTGGTCCCGCTATAACTTTGGCAGCAGGAGAAGCATTGTTAGTTTCCTGTGGTAAAGTTAAAACCGCAAAGATCGCTGCTGCAACCAACGCTGCTACTATGGTAGTAACAGCAGAAGGTTTCTCAGGTGGTGGTCGCCATACATTCAGTGTTGGTGATTTTGTCCAGACTATTGATGGTGGAGACACAGATGGATTTACATCTGACTTTGAATCCGCAGCAGCATCTGGAAAGAAAGTTACCGCAGTCACTGGTTCTACTATTACAACAGACTATGACGCATCAGGAGCAGGATCTGCATACACTCTTAGTGCAGCAGATGCAACAGCAGGAACTGTGCCAGTCATACAACGAGTTGCAAAACTTGTCGCTGGTTCTAACGCAGTTGTTGTCGAGCAAGTTCAAATTGTCGGAGGATAAATGCCCGCAGTCTCAAAGAAACAACAAAGGTTCTTCGGGATGGTTAGAGCGTTTCAAAAAGGGAATTCGACGCAAGCTCCCTCATCTGAGGTTGCCAGAGTTGCTTCCAGCATAAAAATGAAAGATGCAAAGAAGTTTGCATCAACTAAACATAAAGGATTACCAGAAAAGAAAGTGAAAAAAGAATCAGTAGAGCATGTAGGTAATTCTGATTTTAGATCATCAGCAGAGTTTATGAACACCTTTGCTAAACTAAAAAGACTTCGTAAGAAGAACGACAAAATCGGCACAGGTAATACAGGTCTACCACAAGGTGTCGCTCAAACTAACAGGAGAGGTAAAATGCAAGGTGTCGAAGAGGCAGCAATAGGTACAGCAGCAGGCGGTGGTGCTGTTACTGGGAGCACCTCATATACAGGACCTAACAAAGCAGACAGAAAAGTTATCAAGAAAATGGATAACAAAAAGTTTGCTGCTAAATTAGCAGATTACGAAAAGAACATGGATCCTAAAAAACGTGAAGCACTTAAAGACAAAGCAACTAAGGGTATGAAATTTACACATGAAGGTACATCATACGGTCTCTACAAAGGTGATGGTAAACCTAAGATGCAGTTTGCAGGATTTGTAAAGAAAGCAAAACCAGATACAAAGAAGAAACCAGTTGCAAGAAAGACAGGTAACCCTGCATTTGATGATCCAAGTCATCATTCTAATCGTAAGAGTTTAAACAGATCAGAAGACACAGAAGTATATTGGTCAAGTAAAGCATTAGATCAGTTAGATGAGTTAAGTAAGAAGACAATGGGTTCTTACGTTAAGAAAGCATCCACAGACATGGCAATAGGTGCTGTAAAAGGTGACAAAGATAAGGTAACAAAAAGACATTCTGGTATATTAAAAGCAACTGATAAGATAACAAAGGAAGAAGTAGAAGTATTAGATGAAAGACAAAAGGATAGTGACAACCAGAGATTAAGTCAGGAGCGTGGTCGTTCTAACTATGGTAAGGCATCTATTAGAAACGTAAGACACACAGGTGAGGGTGGTAATGCTGCTGATCCTGCTGAGAGACTTGTGTCAATGGATAAGAGACACAAAGCACACAAAGAGAAGCGTGGTGTGAAAACCCTATCAAAATATAAGAAGGTTGTAAAAGAAGAAGGATATGATCGTCTAAGAGACGATGGTAAAATCAAACCATTAGCAAAGAAAAGCGTTGCTACACCTGGTCAAGGCAACACATGGAAGCGTCCTGGCAATGCATTAGACAAGGTAAAAGCGAACATTAGACAAAAATACGGAAAGGATGCTATAATGGGTGAGGCACTTAATCCCAAACTGCAAGCAGTACAGGATAAGGCAAAAGCGAACGTCGCGAAACAAGCAGCAAAAAATGCTGCTGATAAGAAAGCGAAAGCAGATTCTGCTGCTAAGTTCCAAGCACATAAGAAGAGTGAAATGGCAAAGGGCAAACGTCCTGACCAAGCACTTGACTCATGGCAAAAGAAAAAGTTGCAGAAAGAGGATGTAATGTCATTCTCTGATTTCCTTAAAGAAGGAAATGATCGTGCTCGTATGATGTCAAAAGCAAAGAACCAGACTACTGGTAGTATTGCAGCAGACAGAGGTACAGACGAAAAAAAGAACCGAGAGAGTCGTAAGAGTCTCGAAAAGGATCTTAAAAAGAAAGGGATTGGTTATAAAAAATCAGTCGGTAGTTACAAGTATGATGATGGATCTACTGGTAGAGAAGTATCCTACCAAACAAGTCCTGGCAAGGGAATGTCTAAGCGTAAGTTTGGAAAACTTACACGTCGTTTAGGACGTAAGCATGGACAGGAATCAGTGATTACTAAGAAGGCAGGGAAACCCGCTAGATTACATGACACTGAATCTAAGAAACCTGGCAAGTCATACAACCTCGGCAAAGAAGTAAAGAAAGGTAAGAACCCCTCTGGTGAAGGTGAAACATCCGCAACCAAAGTAAGGGGCGGTAAACTACCTAAGAAAACTAAACCTAACTCAACTTATCACTATGGCAAAAAGAAATGACAATGGCGTTTATGAATGCCAATACTGTGGACTAACTGCACCGTTAGGTCACGCACGTCCAAGAACTTGGATGGAAAAACACGAACTGAATTGTGCTAAGAGATCATGATCTTAACCTTCAACGAGTATCTACAAGAAGCATCTAACTGCCCTGACGGTAAAAAGTATTGCCCGAAGTGTCAGATGTGTGTTGAGAAAACTTGTGAGGAAAAGAAGATGATGAAGGAAGCAGCATGGACAAAGAAGGAAGGACAGAATAAAGAAGGTGGTTTAAATGAGAAAGGGAGAAAGTCTTACGAACGTGAGAATCCTGGTTCTGACTTAAAAGCACCAAGCAAGAAGAAAGGTAATAAGCGTAGAGCAAGTTTTTGTGCTAGAATGAAAGGCATGAAACGAAAACTTACATCAGCAAAAACTGCTCGTGACCCTGACTCTCGTATAAATAAATCACTACGAGCGTGGAACTGCTAATATGAATTACTCTTATCACGATGTGATGGAGGTGTACCGAGGAAAAGGTCACCCTCCGTCGGTTAGACACATCCCTAGAATTTTTACATGGTCAGTCGTACTTGCCTTTATGTTAGGTATGACACAGATTGCATATGCTGATGTACCAGTATTGTATGTACAGGTTCCACAATGGACAGATGACTGGGCAGTTTGTGCAGTAGATATACCTGATGCAAAATGTCATTGGTATGTACAGCAGGCAGATAATACATTTGGAGAAGGGTTTGACTGGGAAACCGCACCATGGTTTGATGCAAATGGTTTATATGACGTACCTAGTATGTCGGCATCAACACAATTAGAGAAGTTACAGAACCACGGATAAGTAAAATTACCTATATAATATAGGTAGTTTAATAAAGTTAAATGAAAGATTTACCAATCAGGTCATCATGTATTTTGTTTGGAACAGTTAGTCTTGCTCTTTTATTTTCACGTTATGCTTGGGTATGAAACAATTTAACACTTGGGTACTAGACACCACAATCTACATCTTGGATTTTCTTTACAGAGGTAGAGACTTCCAAAGATTCTGGGTATTAGAAGTTATTGCGAGAGCACCCTACTTCTCTTTTATATCTGTTCTACACTTCCGTGAGTCGTTAGGACTTAGAGGACCAGAACACATATACTTAATGAAGGAACACTTTTATCAGGCACTAAATGAGACAGAGCATCTTGAAGAAATGGAAAAGCGCGGTGGTGATGAACACTGGATTGACAGGTTTTTTGCAAAGCACCTTGTTCTTGTATATTATTGGATCATGGTTGGGTACTATCTTATTAATCCTCTTGCTGCTTATGATATTAATATGAAGATAGAGAAGCATGCATTCGAGACGTATATAAAATATTTGGCATATCATCCAGAAGATCAGAAGATAGCAGAGATAGCAGAAGACGAACTAAAACACGCACACGAATTACACCACGCAATGTCTATGATCTAATGGTTGTAGTTCATTCAGTTAACATTATGGTTCTCATACTTGTAATAAGTGTGACGATTCTTATCGCCTATATAATGAAGTATGCCTATGAGGAAATGAACGATGGGAGCAATGACACCACCAAGCAGGAAGAGTTGTTACAACTTCCGAGTGACGGAGATAGTAAAGGTAGTTGATGGTGATACCATTGATGTAGTAATAGACTTAGGATTTGATATTTACAAACACGAACGTGTAAGAATAGCGGGTATCGATACTCCTGAGAAAAGAACGAGAGACCTTGAAGAAAAGAAACTAGGTATAGATGCAACTAACTGGATGAAAGGAACATTGGAGGACACGATTAATGGAGAACATGAACTTACTATACGAACTGAACTTAAAGGCGGGGTTGGTAAGTATGGTCGTCTCCTTGGTTGGTTATATGTGGGTGACGAGGAAAAGTCGCTGAATGAACAGATGATTGACGAAGGGTACGCATGGTGCTATGATGGTGGTACCAAACGTAAAGACTTTGAGTCTCTTAAAGAGATTCGTAGAAGTCAAGGAACGTTAATAGAATGATACCATCTATGAGAAAAACAATTCTTAACGCTCTTAAAGCGCATGCTATGGGTGACATTAAAAAACACCTAGCAAACATTGAAATATATTTGGAGAACCCTGCTGGCATTGGAGAACACTCTGATGTCATGGAGGCAATTCAAGTTGAACTAGATCAGGTGGCAAAATACCATGACCAACTCGAAGTCATCAAAAACTACATTGACAGGGAATCTAGTTCATGAAGTCTCTTCATTAATTAGACATAAAATATTAACTTTACCCGCACTTAAACCATTAGATAATCCACATCCCATTGTAGAAAATGAGGATGTGTTTATTATTAATGAAATGAATAGGTGTAAGGGTCTAAGGAAAGTACATTTAGAAACTGGATATACAAAGAACATTGAGGTCATGCACTGTGTGTTCTTTCCTAATCCAGAATACCCCTTACCTATATTTGGTGCTGATATAGTTGCAACACCGAAGATAGTTACTGCTGCGATATGTGATATCTCTCCTGTACATAATGCAAGTAGTATATACTATGGTTTAGATATAATCGCTAGTCAATATAAGTTTAAAGAAAGAAGACAGTTACCAGAGTGGGCAGATATATTTTCAGACTATGTACAGTTCATGCGTATACGAGACAACAAAGAGAAGAATATGTTTGTCGAGTTAGTTAGTAGATACTTAGACATCTACATTGAGCATGTATATGGTGCTGAGAGAGATAAGAACTGGATAAATACTATGAAGAGAATGGATGATCAAATCTGGTATTGTAAGCAACAAAGGCAGAACAAGAAAACCAAGGCAGTCCTTGGACAATGGTTCGAT